TTGTCAATTTGTGCTTGGAGAATTTGAAAGTTGTGATCGTTGTTGTTTTGGATCATCAACATATTTTCCATTGCTTTCTTGAAACTGTCTTCGCTCATGATAAGTCAGGTTTGTGAGTTGACGTTGTAGTTCTACCTCAATGGTGATGAGATTGCTATACAGGTAATTTTTGTACTTGTTGTCCTGTAGCAGTGAGGTGATGTTATTTATTTGCTGTAGTGCCAGCAACAAACGCTCTTTTTCATTCATTAGTAACTATTGGAGATGTCCTCTAGATTGACTGGGCGGTGACCCAAAATCAATTCTAACGCACTCATCGCCTTTTCTTTCCTGAGTTTATGGTATGTAATAATCTCTTCAATCTCATCCTTGAGATCTTGGTAGAATACTTCGAGGCTCACGTCATCATCCTCAAGATACTCATGGATAGAGTCTGCCAAGCGACACTTACGTTGCTTAGCGTATTCTGCTTTCCAATCTACGTTCAATTCAGGGCGTCCTTCAACTACAAATTCATGTCCAGTCATCAGTTAAATTCCTCATTACGGCGGTGGTCAAGGTATTCTAGCACTTCTGAGCGCCATTCCATCAACTCATGGAAACATTCTTGGTTGTGGGCACACTGGCGCAGTTCGCTGTCTGGTTTTAATACACTCTCATAGAATAAACCAAGGGCATCTCTGCGTTTGTCGTGCTTTTGCTGATCCATGATAGTCTAGCGTAGTAATAGTATTTTAGATACTTGTGTGAGGATATCAACGTATCCTCACAGTATCTTCACATTTTAGGCGAATTCGGTAGCAGCAACACCTTTGACAAAGATGCTGTCAACCACGCCTTGCAAACGCTTCTCAGTCTGCTTACCATAGTTGGTGAAGACAGGCACGGTCACGAAACCAGTACGCTTGCGATAGAACTGCAGTTGACCAGCAGGAATCTTGCCAGCAGCGATGTCAGCAGCATCCTGACGGTCAAGACGGATGACGCGACCGATAGTTTGCGCCATCTCAATCACAGGCAGATTGCGAAGCAAAATGCAGTGAGTCAGACCAGGCACGTTGATACCTTCAGACAGGATGCTATAGTGGAACATGATGAACTTACGGTTGGGATCTTTACCCCAGGCATCAAGAGTGTCGAAGAACTCTTGACGACCAACCTTTTTCTTGTTGACATAAGCACCGTGCTTGCTGGTGATGTGGAGAACATCATAACCACGCTCAGCAAACTCTTGCATCACATTGGTACTGGTGAGCAACGCCCACAGCACACGAGTGTTAGGAGCAGCAACCAGGATCTTCTGGGCAGAGTCATCATCGAGTTTGCTGACAATATCAGTCAGCACCTGACGGTCATTCTCTGCAGCGAGCAGAGACTTGTTACGCTCGATGTCAACAACGTGGGGCATGATGGTAGGAGGAATGATACTACCGTTAGCAATCAGTTCAGGAGCAGGCACAGAGATCAACTCAGAACCATACACATCAGTGTTGTTCATACTGATAGCACCACCACGATACTTAGGAGTGGCAGTAAGATAGTATGCTTGCTTGGCAGTCAGCGAAGCAGCAGCAACTTCTTTGAAGAAGTCACGGCGAACAGAGTTGTGCGCCTCATCATAATAGATGGTGTCAACATCAATGCCTGCCTCATTGATGCGACGCAGAGAGTTGTAAGTAGTGAAGATCAGTTGGTGAACACCAGCAGTCTCACACACAACGTCATGGCACTTGATCATATCGATCTTAGTGGTGCTCATGCCGTCAACCTCACCACTATGAACATGGAGAACTTCCACATTCACTTTGCCGTTCAGTTCAGAGAAGAACTCTTCATACAACTGAACAGACAGGAGGATGCGAGGAGAGACCACTACGATCGTCTGGGGGCGGTCTGCCTGCTGCAGACGGCGCAGAGTGTCCAGAATCATCACAATGGTCTTACCGCCGCCTGTAGGGCAGGTAAGACGCCCACGGTCAGCAGACAGCAGAGCATCGAGCATACGCTGCTGGTGGGGGCGAAGGGTCAGGGTCATGCGGTGCGTCGTTGATGTGATAATTATAGGGCATGAAAAAGGGGTCTTGCGACCCCCCTGTGACAGTTGTTCAATTGTCCTCGTCCGTTCGGTCGATGGATGCGATGTCGCAGACAGGAACCTCATGTTCATTACCAATGCGATACCAATGCATCATATAACCATGGTATTCTGGATGTGCTGAGTATTCAGCAGTGTATTCAAATTCACCCAGATACTTTACTTCGCTTTCTGGGATATTGTGATCACGGAGCATCGCTTGCAGTTGCAGGTGCGTCAATTCATATTGCGTGGGGACTTTCATGCTGTTTCACAAATGCCTTGCTACCATAGCACAGGTGTCAACCCCATGTCAAGCAGGTGGTTGTGCTTCGGGAATTGTTGTTATGTTAGCGTCCTTATTTTCCCAACTAAATGCACCAGACTGATGCCACACACGGCAATGAATGAAGAACTCAAGATCAGTTCCAGCAGAAATTAAATCAGATAGGTATGGGAAATTACTTTCTGCATACTGGATTGCTTCCTCATCAGTTGGGAACACAATGAAGTTATCATCGTCTTTTTTTAGTGGAGCGAGAAGGAGACGATCAATCTTTCCATCATAGAAAGCAACTACATCATCACGTCTATCTTCTCTACAGTTAATCTCGTAATACAAGACAGCAACATTATTGGTCTGACAATAATGCTCAATGAATCTTGTAAATTCTAGAACTTCTACTACTCTCATTAGATGTACTGGGCAAAGTGACGCATAATGTGATGCTGCAATTCAAATCCTTTCTTTGAGATTAGATCAGCAGCATCGGGTTGGTAGAGGTATTTATTGACCATAAGATCAATTCCACGGTATAACTCTCTCATTCTCACATCTTGTAGGGCAGATTCAATCCAAAACACACATACATGACGCTCACCTGAGGTTACAGTATCAACACGATGTTTGACACCAGTTGGATAAATGATTGCTTGTCCTGCTTCCAATTTATACTTTACTTCATGAGTTCCAATGTCAATGCATAACTCACCACCCTCATAATCCTCTGGATTATTAATAAACAAGGTGCAACTATAATCAGTACGCATTCTACCCATGCGTTGACTATCGACATGCTGATTATAAAATCCTCCCTCAACATACTTCGAGAAGATGAAATCATTGTTACGATTCATCATCGTATGTGATCTCAACGGTCCATGTTTTTCTATTGCATCTTTTACAACATCAAAACATCTGCCATAATATGAATTCTTCCTGTAATGTTGGTAGTATTTGTGGTCTGGCTCCACACAATCTCTCTCCATCTCAAAGTTATTCTTTGTGTCCAAGAATAACTCATCAGATTTTTTATCCACCTCAGTAACTAACATTTTCCCTGGAGAAAATGGAGCATCACGAAAGGCAGATTGCAGGAAATTCAATTCATATGAATCTTTTTCAAAAACATCAATAATACAGAAATCCATAATTTTTAATTAACTAAAATCTTTGTTAAGTTCGTCGATGGTAACTTGTGTTGAATGTCCTGTAACTTCACCGTAATTATCTGGTCTATCTTCCTCAATAGTCTTGAATTCAATTTTGAACTCAAGATCTTGGTTAATCTTAGCAAGATACTTATTAAGGTTTGCAGTAAGAACTTCATAACCAGCTGTCTCCCACTCTTCATCTGAAATGTGAAGTCCTGGTAGTCCAAGATGTCTGTATACTCTAGCAAGATTATACTTCGCTCTCAGTGCTGCCTGGTTCTCGAAGTGTGCAGGAACAGATAGATATTCAACTTCTCTGTTTGGATCTCTTTGTAGATAAACTTTTGGTGTGATTGGGAAATCAATTTGGAATACATCATTGCTCAACCAAGCAGGATCTTCTGGCATGTCACGAAGATACTGTCTGAAAGCACGATACAGTGCCTTATCATCATCAGACAATGGCGCATCAGCAAGTTGTGACCAATCAGTATCAATGAGCATACGGTTTCTCATTGATTTAAAGTTACTGATCAAACCATTATACTCTGATGCAAGAACACCAGATAACTTATCTGCTTCAGCTTTTAGTCTACCAATTCTTAGTTCTTCAAACTTTTTGAGAAGTTTGTTTGATAGTTCTAATACTTGTGCTTCAGATGGTTCTAAAAACTTATAATTTGTGTAAGTATAAGTTCCATTACGATAGCTCCAGACCTTCTTTCTTCTTTCACAAACATAAGATCCATCGTGATTGACGGTCAATAATGTGAGTTGGTCATTATCAGTCCACCAGAACTCACCAGCAGATTCTTTTACCGCAGCGAGTTCCTCTTCATTTAGTTTCTCAATACGGTTTTTATACCATAAAGAACCGTCTAGAGTGTTTAGTTGAATTTTAGGTGCCATTTTATACTGGGCAATTGATGTACCATCCTGTCAAAATATATTTAGTACCATTGATAGGAGGGTTTCCACGATGCTGCCAGGGCCATGCTGCTGGCCAAATAACAACAGTACCACGCTTTGGTGCTAAACGAACATGTTGATGTAGGAACTCAGTTTCACCTGCTTCAAAATCATCGTTCAAATAGATCGCCCAAACAAGGGTTCTATTTGCCATCTCCCAGGTACTATTCTCACAGTGCCAGTGGTGATAACCACCGCCTGGTTCTGTACGTTGAATCTTCTGGTCAAAACTAATCAGTTTAGGACCAACAAATCCATACTGCTCAACATAGTGTTGATAACATGCATTCAAATATTGGTTAACTTCCTGATGCAGTGTCACATCAGCGTACTGTAGAAGGATTGCTTTATCTTTCCTTCCAAGGGATTTATTTGCAAATTGAGTGGTGCCGTCCATGACCACTGCTTCTTCATTCAATCCAGCAGTTCTATAATCACCACTCGACATGTCAGTATCAATGTACTTATCAAGCGTTTCAATAAGTCTATCACAAATAAATTTGGGTACATGATCTTCATATACACCGATGAATTGATCGTATTTTCCCTCCATCAATTCAAGAGGTTTGATAGGCACTACAGGTGCCGATGCTCTTAAAGACATAATCCAATCACTTCGTAGATTAATATTATACCATATTTAGTATGCCTTGATGATGTACTTTAATCTAAAGTATGGTTGCATCATTGGCATTTCTTCTGCTGCTTGCAGTCTGACGCTAAGGGCAGCATCAAAACTTTGTTGTGCTGCATCAGACAGAGTGAAGTTTCCAATATTAAAGTAAACTCCCATATCGTTTACAACATCAACAGTTTTATTGATAGTAATTCCTCTATTGTTATCACTGCCGAAAGAGGTTCCGAATTTAGTAGCAAATGCGCCGCCAGGATCCTGAATGTTTACCAATCCAGAACTACCATAAGTGTTATCAGTTCCATAAGTTGCGTACTCTGTACTATATCCCCAGTTCAAATAATGTGCGTGTGTCTTAAGTGCTGCTCCGAATCTATCATATGACAAAATACCACCCTGAGTTGCTCCCATAAAACCAACATCTTTTGCTTCAGCGTATGGGCTACCTTCTCTTGCAGATGTTCCACCTTGTTGTGCATATCGTATTTCATGATAGTGTGGCGGTGCAGATGGAGTAGAAAACGTACCAACTGGACCAGCAGACCAACTTACATTACCAGCAATGCTGCTATTACAGATAGACGTGACATCACCAAATCCAGAAGACGAGAATGCACTAATGTTAAAAGTATCAGTTGCACCACCACCAATTGTTGCTGGATTTGAAGGACTGCCAGGTGTAATTTCAGATGCTGCTGGTAATTGTCTTACTGTATCAATTACATATACACCACCCTCAGATCCAGCCTCGGTTGGGGATGCCGTAGTGCTGCTATTTCCAGGAGAAATGGTGGGAGTTAAGGATACACCGCCAGGAGTATTTCCATCTACAGATCCAGTACCCATTAATTTTCTACTTCTGTAATCAGGAAGATAGAAAGTGGTTGAGGTTTCGCCATAAGTATTGCCAATAACCTCAAACAACGCAGGATAGTCAGACTTATTAAGTGCTCTACCATCACAAGGCAACCAACCAGGAAAGTTTCCAGTGATATCCCAATTGTTTCCTTCTGTAGTGGGATTAGTAGATGATGACCAGTTCACATCTTTTGGCACACTGATGATCGTGCCAATACTGACACCAACCCTTGATTGAATTTTAGAGTAATTTGCTGGCATGTCAGAACTTGATTAGGTATTCTACTAAGATATATCTAGGCACTAGATCGTCCATCTTGAACGTATTTGCTTCTGCCAAAGTAACAGTTGTGGTAACATTAAATCCATCTGCAGTAAAAGCATCAACGGATGAGTTAATGCTCTTTGCTGGAAATGTTCTAGCAACCGTGTGCAAGTGTGTTGCATTTTCTTGTTCACCAGCAACTTCACTAACCTGTCCTACAATAGGAACACTATTAATAGAACTTAGTGATGGTGATGGGTCAGCAGATCCAATCGACATACTGGTTGAGAAATTCTCGCCAGGATTCTCGTATGCATAAACTGGTAAGTTACTATAGTGACCATGCATCAAATAACTAGAATCGTTGACATTAATTTCGTCAGTTACAACTCCAAGAGTCGTACCAAAATTTTGATTATTTAAAAAACTAATTGTCTGCTGTGGGATCGAGAACTCACCAGAATAGGAAATATCAACGGATGTTCCTAGGTTTAAATTAAGATCTACACCAATACCAACTTTTTGTGTTACAACATCATTTGGAGAAACAATGGTATCGCCAGTATAAACTCCAGAAGAAGAGTTTGCTTGAACAAATTTTGATCCAAGATCGGGAAGTTGAAACTGACCACCAGAAACATTCAATGCAACATCTTCCTCTAATGTTGCTCCTGCTTTTCTAAACTTAGAGTTTGCACCAACGCCAAGAATTCTTTTCAGATTAGGATAGTCAACGCCGTTTAAGATAGAACCATCACATCTCAAAAAACCAGCAGGAATTCTATTCCTAAAATCGGATCCATTAGGATCATCACCTTGCAGGGTCCTAGGAAATGCAACAATTGTTCCAGGGAAAACTCCGTATTTTCCTCTTTCGAATGAGTAATTAGTTGCCATTTTAGTATGCCCTGATGATGTGTAAGACGCTTAGTTGCGGGGTTTGTGTATTAGCACGTACAGTTCCAATATCTTGGTTACCGCTATTGATTGGCGTGACATTTCCACGTCCAACATCATTAACAACAAGAGTTGCTGGAAGATTCATGCTACCCTTTGTCAATTCATAAAACATTGCTGGGTGTAAGTGAGCATCCATAGCATCCTGACCAGCATTCACAAAATTAGCATATGGTGTATTAGTATCAACAGCAGCAAAAGACCAGTTACCTGAAATATTAGCTTCAACATCCATACTACCAGAATCAACATAGTTGTAATTTGTTGATCCATTTTGACCAGGATTTCTTCTTGCTGCCCAACCTTTTGGATTGCTATAATTTCCCGATCTAGCAATGTATTCTCCAGACACAGGGCTTCCATCAAAAACACCGATACGCTGTCTTTCATCAACTGGATTGTTTGCTTCCATTCTGTTGTATTGTGGAGATCCACAATCATCTGGACAGAATAAAGCACAGTTAGCATTACCATTATTTTGGCAAGCCTCTGCCCACTGATTAGGTCCAGAAACAACACTAAAACTACCACCGTGACCGTGACTAGGATAGTGCTGGTCTCCCATTGCTCTACCAGCAGTGGATAATCCATCAAAATAAATTGGATCATTGAGTTGTACTTCCTCAATAAATCCAAGCATATCGTTTACATTATTATTATACAAAGCAAACAAATCAATTTGAGATGTTCTGGACAAGTTATTTTCGTTTGCTGTGTCAGTTGTATTGTTAATTAGATTCTTGAATGCTGTTGGAATATTCCATGATTGTCCATAAGTTGTATCAGAATCATGTGAAGTATGATAGTCAACAATAGATTTTCCCTGAATATTTGGGAGTCTAAAGTCAACATTCAAAGTACCACCATACTTATTACCAATAACTTCATAGAGATAAGGATACTCAGTTACCTGTAAACTCTGACCATTGCATTGTTCCCATCCAGCTGGAATAGCAGTAAGGTCTCCCGTCCAGGGGACGATCGTTCCAATCGCCGTCCCCTTTAAAGATTTGAGAAAGTTGTAATTAACTGCCATCTATTATACCTCTACAATTCTCCAACCTTGGTCTTGAGATCCGATGCTTGTTCCCTCAGCATCCGTAGCACCAACATAAACTAGTCCAAGTCCAACGTTTGGTGTATTAACGATTAATTCACCACCATTATGAGCAACACCAAGACCACCTAAGTTAGTTCCAGTTGCATCACCCTGAATATTAACACCAGAAGGAGCACGAACGATTAACTGACAATTATAAGACAGGTTACCTGCGATGTCAATTAGTCTAATCATATCGCCAGTCTGTGCTGTTGAAGGCAACTTAAGAACCACAACAACTCCAGTTCCTGCTGGTTTTACAAAATAATTTGTATTTGCATCAAGTGTTGGAGCAGATGAATCAGCATTTGATGGAGTATCAATGATGACCCACTTTCTTGCACCAGTTTCGGTGATATAGTTGTCGATTCCACCAATATTTATTTGACCGTTGATAGTGAGGTTATTGAGTGTTGTGTCACCATCTGTCTCAACTTGGAACACTGGAGTACCAGTGAAGTTGATGCCAGTAGAACCACTGTAGATCCTTAACTGACCGTCCATGTCTAGACCGCCAGCGATATCTAGATCACCAGAGGATTGAACAAGTCTTAGTCTACCGTTGTTTAGTGCAGTATCTTCGGCGTGTGTATTGGTGATCCAGAAATCACCAGTGAAAGCAGCAGTACCATCAGAGCGGAGAGCAGCAGCTGGGTTAGCAGCGGTGCCATCACCAATTAGATTGATCTTACCATCACGATCGATAGTAAGTCTCTCGTTACCATTGGTATCACGCTCAATAACAAATCTGTTGCTGGTTGTTGTCAGTTGAATCTGGAAGTCTTCAGTGCCAGAACCAGACTGAGGTGCTACAAGTGTGCTGGTAACGTTACCAGTGACAGTATCAATATTCAATCTATCGTTTGCTGGAGATCCACCATCATTGATTCTAAATCTTTCTGGGGCAGCATTAACGATAGAAGTGATCCTTACAAACTCGCCAGATGGGCAAGTTGCACCAGCACTGAGTCTGAGGTAATCATTTGGTTTAAATGTTCCGCCAAACTCACCAAGTTCAATCTGAGTTGCACTTGCAGCAAGTGTGATGTCAGATGGTCCTTGGTCACCCTGACGAATGAATGTTGCATCCTGAGTGAAGATTAGTTTTGCAACGAATGCATTGTCAGCATGTACTGCGGGAGTGGTGCAATCAATGCCACGCTCAACAACTACGGTTCTGTTTGCAACGCTAGGTGGATTTGCAACTCTGATAATTTCGTTATCGATGAGTAGAAGATCACCAACCGTAAGACTATCAACACTATTCAGTGGTAGAAGTGTAGTTGTGGCACTGATAAATGTTCCAGATCCACCCTGACCAGAAGAGTCAACCCTAACACCATCAAGTCTGATACGAGCATCAGTTGGGGTGCCAGTGATTGTAACTGGTGTTGTGCTTTGTGCAGTTGGTACAATCTGGAATGTTTGACCACTTACGTTGTATGCATAGTATAGAACACCAACGGTAACACCAGTTAGACCAGTGACATCAGTGAATCTTACAACATCACCATCATTGAAGTAATTTGCAGGTCCAAGTACACTATCAACAACAAGAGTATTGTTAGAAACAGCGACCGTGGCGAATCTAATTGATCCCGTATAATCAGCAATGTATGAGTAGAAATCAACGTTAAGGGAATTTAGATCACCAATATTGTGCTCAATAGCACTAGTTCCAAGAACTCCTCTTGTTACTTGTACTGCACCGTTATTATTACCACCATTCTGTACTACATCACCCTCAAGGGTAGTATCACCAAGAACTCTTAGTGCGTTATTGATTCTGGTTTCACCAGCAATAGCACCCAATTGAAGTGCAACTGCCTTAGTGGCAAAGTTGATCTCGGCACCAGCACCATTTCTAGTGAAGATGTCAATTGTTCTTGCATTGGATTGCAATTCAACCAGAGTATTTGCATTGCCAGTTGTGCTGGTCAATCCATTGTTGATCTCAAGAATTGAGGACTTAAGGATTGTCTGGAAGTTCTCAACAGTTAGTCTGGAGTCAGCAGCATTAGCAAATGCACCACCGATAGTGATTAGAGACTTGTAAGTATTGGTTGTATTTGCGACTGTGCCGAGATTAATTATAGAATCTTGTGATCCAGTGTGAATATTGAGTTCTGTTGCTGTTGCAGCAGTTCCAAGATTTACTGTTTGATCTGCAGTGCTGGTTCCAATGTCGATTGTTTGAGCACCAGTGGCGTCGTCAAACATATTGACAGTGGTTGCATCATTGGCGAAGTTTAGAGTTGTGACTGTTGCTTCAAGAAGATTAAACGTGGTCTGAGTTGTTGTCAGATCACCACCATTTACAGCAAGGTCAGTCTCAACACGTAGATCGCCACTGATGAATGTGTTTCCATCAACTGCAAGTGCTTGGTTGAATAGTCCGCTATCAGCAGAACCATTTAATTGAAGATTGGTAACGTTAATACCAACTCTACCACCATTTGTAGTAGAAACTCTCAATACTGCTTCGTTACCAGGGGATGCGCTATTGCCACCAACTAGTAATGCATTATCCTGTGCAACCTCAGTTCTGTTAGCGAACAGTGCATGATCTAGATAGTTGCTGATTGTCTTACCACTGATGAAGGTAGTACCAACAACGTCAAGGTTAGCACGAGGATCAGTTGCTGCATCAACAAATGCTGTTTCATATGCTGCATGATTAGAACGTGCAACAGTGTTGATACCTAACTTGTAATCTCCAATTGTTTCAGTATCAGTTCTGAATGTTTCAGCACCCAATACACCAACTTCCTTCCAAGTTGCATTGGAGTACTCCATGCTAGGAGCAACCGATACATTGTTATTTGAAAGAACTGCGGAACTTGTTAGAACCGACCATGATGGGTTGGAATCAGTCTGCTGAACATTTTGAGCATCATTGTAAACAATGCTTGCTAGAGTTTCAGAGATCTGAATGTGGCAGTATGAATTGGAGAGTGCGAACGGATCTCCAGTTGGAGATACAATTTGGAACGTACCCTCTAGTAGTGGTGTTGGGAAGAAGTTAGCGATTCTGATGCTAGAAGTCTCATTAACTCCAAGCAACTGGTTTGTTTGCTGAACACCATTAACATTTGCCCAGTTGATCTTAACAAAGAGACCACCGAAGTTAAGTGAATTGATGTTTTCGTCTTGGATGGCAACGTAGTAGTTGGAGAAGATCCAACCGAGGGATCCAGAACGTTGTACTGAATCGCCCTTGAGTAGAATATCGCCGCCCTGAGGTAGAACACCGTTAACACCACTTCCATAGAATACACGCTGGGTAGCATCAATTGCAGTACCACCTAGACCAGTGCTGTAGAGTCCAGACTGGTTAGGAGTAATATTGCTAGGAGTTACGCCAGTAGTATGTGTCTGGATCTTGTAATCCTGACCATTTCTACGTGGATTAAACTGGAATACAGCAGCTCTTACATAGTTCTTACCGAGGAAGATGTCTCCCGAATCACGAGGATTGAATGACGATCTATCAAGCAGAGGATCATTGTATGCTCCATTTGGATCTTGGTTATTAACACGAGATCTAATTACAATAGGAGCACCCTGTAGGGTTAGATCAGCGTTATCAACGTTGATTAGAACAGGAGAGTTAAATGCAGTTACCTTATCTCCATCTCCACCATTAATTGTGATGTTCTGGTTGAATGTAACAGGAACATCGAAGGTGGTGACGAGTGAACCAATATCATCCTCATCGTCGTCAGAATCTAACAACGCTGCTCTTTCTAGGAACTCTTCCTCACCAGTGATAGCATTGATCTTACGGTTACCAATGTATAGTTCACCGTTAGAGTTAATACCAGTGTAGAAGACGATACCAGCGTCTTGACGCTTCGCTTGAGCATAGTAGTCCTGAGTCGCCGTTAGGACGATCTCCTGACGAGCTGGGAGACCTGTGGAGTAGTTACCAGGACCGAAACCAAGGTATTCAAACGTGTGGTTACCAGCACGAGCGATAGATGGTCTACGGAGTTCAACATAGAACTTCTGTTGTGTAGCAACTCTGCTGTCACCAGATAGAGGAATGATTCTATCTTCAGCACCAGCAGAAGCATTACCTTCTTGTGCCTTGATTGCATTGTCTCCAGTATAAGTGTTTAGTGCAAATGCTGGAGTCTCCGTTAGATCAGCGATCATCTCTCTGGAAACAGAGGACTTAGAATCGTTAGTTCTAACTAGACCATGTACATAGTTATCGGCAGCACAATATGTTGCTGGAGGATCAATAAACGTATTAGCATATGCTAGTTCGTTTGCAGTAGTACCATTGTACTTAAACCAGAATGGATCGTTCTTATAGTTCTGTGGATATAGGAACGAGATTGGTTGAGAGAACTTGAAGTTACGGAAGTTTCCTTGGTTACCAGCACCAGTCGGATATGGTGAGATATTACCACGGAGTAGTGTTAGATAGTAAACACCATCTTGCTGACCAGAAATACGACGCTGTAGAGTATCAATGTCGAAGATGTAGAATGTATCTTCAATTTCACCGAGATCCTCTACTTTATCGATGTAGTAAAGATTCGTAGATCCATCTTCCTGGATTGTATCACCAGGAGTTAGAGTATATACTGGTGCGCGGTTTTGGCGGTAATAATACTGGGAATAATTTTTCTGAATTAGTGTTTTCAGAGGTAGCGATTTGCCCATATCTGGGTCATCTAGCAAGTCAGCATAGACGCTTCCCTGAGTGAATCTGGTATTGGTAAATGCACTATAGATGAGGTTTCCATCAACATTGTCACCCTTGAGAATCAAGTAGTGATCAGATCCAACGTTGAAGTATGCCTGGATCCAAGCAGAACCAGAACTATTGCCTGCCCATGTTACTGCGTTATTTGCTGTCTTCTGGGTAGAATCTGTATTGAATAGTCCGCCCTGAGGAGCACCAATCTTAACAGTTCTAAAGACTTCATTGCTGATAGCAGGAATGCTTGGATCTGGTTGGAAATCAAAACCGATGAGTTCTAGATAAGTCTGACCATCAATATCAACTAACTTACCAGATTGAATTGTAAATTGTACTTTACCCTGTCTGGTGACTAGTTTTCTTGCATACTCAATACCAGATCCAGTTAGATCTAGTCTGTATGGATCATAAGCATTTGCATCATCGCCAATAGCGGTGATAATCTGTTGATTTGTCCAACCAATTCTTTCTGGAGCATTATTTGGGTTCTCAAAGAATGCATCAGTCTTGGTTGTACCAGGAGCTGGTTTTAGTAGAATTCTCTGTGGTCTTAACTTACGGAGACCATCAGTTCTTGTCTTGAGTACAAATCCATTGATAGGATCTCTGACTCCCTCAAGATACTTAGGAATAGTATAACGTACACGGTATACTCTATCCTTAGGATCTCTCGAATCGATCTGACGGAAGTAGAACGAATCATCAGTCTTAGGTGGAGGTGATGTTAGGAAGTCAGACTCCTGGAATCTCCAAAGGATGCTTTCTTGCTGAACGGAAAGTGGATTTGCGCTGCTAGAAGTATCCTTAACCTTAACATACCATCTACCAGTTGTGCTATTAGAGTAGCTGAATCCTCTTGGGTCAAATGCTAGTGGAGCATTCTTCTTGCTTCCATAAAGGATGAATTCATCTGCTACTGTGCTGCTGAAGTTAATTCTGTTAACATCAGCGATAGCATCAGCGTGTGTCTTGTAGATGCAAAGAACTTTATTTGGGAATACTGGATTGTAGACGTATCTTACATAGAATTCAAACTCTGGGTTAAGTCTTCCAAACGAATCAGCAACACCAGCAGAAGAGTCGCCACCATTATTAGTAGCGTTATCAGTATTATAAGTAGCAGAGAGAAGAGGTAGATTGAATCCGTCTTTTGCTCTGAAGAATACTCTTTGAGGTGTTACGTTAGCGTATGGTACATCAAAAATATGTGCAATGTTTGTCTTGATGCCACCGTTAACACTAGAATCTAAAGTACACTTGTAAGTGTGTAGATCATATCTTTCATCCAGAGTGAACTGGAGCATATCGATCTCAACATCTGGATCGATAGAATCGGATTCAGCAGAGAAGATGAAAATACCAGCAGCAGCATTTTCTTTACTCTCAGCAAGCATCAATTTATTATTTGATGCATTACCACTGAATTCAGTTGCACCCGAATAGTTGAACGGATCTGTTACTCTACCAGGGGAGATTACATAATAAGTTCTATTGGTCTCGAAACCATTTGGAAGTCTAACAAGTCTCTTGTCAACATCAACATATCTCTGGGCATCGTTATCCCAACGTGGACGTGGAACGAGTCTTACTGGAGTTCCAGTTTCAAACTGGTGTGGATTGCTAGAACCAAGACCAGTAATATCAACAGTCCACAGTGTAGAACGAGAAGAGAAATCAGATGATGTAATCGTTGGTTCTTGTCTCTGTACTGAGTTGAGACCATTGTTGATGATAAAGATGATGTTGTCAACTAGAGTATCAATAGCAGAAGCAACACCAGCGCACTCAGGATAACCAGCGTTTGCAGTTAGGATGCTGCCATCAGTTGATGGTTCTGTATCTGCCCACTGTCCCTTCTCAAGAGTAAAGTATAGAGATGCGTTTGTATTAGTACCAATAGCGTTCTGAACTTGACCGCTAGTTAGTCTGCTGTTCTCAATACCAAGTTCAATTTGATCGGTGCTGATCAAACGTTTGATGTAAGTTCCAGATGGAATATTTGAAGTGATTGATGTTGAACCAGGGTTTAATTGACCATCAGCAACACCACCTTGGAGGAAGTCTGAAGGTGCATACTCTTCAACCTTCATACCGATTGATAGACCAACGTTGCTACCAACGTTAACAATTGCAGATCCAGACGTTACGTTACAACCATTGATTTGAGTTGTGTGATTACGCATAGCAGAAATTGCTAGCGTCTTAACATAACCCCAAGCATCGAGAGTTTCGTTCTTCTCACCATCAATGTAAGTCAGGTTGTTACCAACGTAGTATGCTTCACCTGCCTGTACAGAGTTAATGTTACCACCAAACTTAAGGTCATTAACAACTGCGTCAACGATGTATCCAACGTCACGATAGCACTTAGATGCTTGTGCGTTAACGATGAAGTCTCCCTCATTTACGTCAGGAAGACCAGTTAGTGATCCAGCAGTGATAGCATCCGTAAGAATGTCGGTTAGGTTATCAATTGTAGTTCTTACATTAGCACAATCCCAGTTACCATTGTCAACCGCAGGTAGTGCATTGAGATTACCAGCATTGAGGTTATCAACAAAGATGTCAATTAGTGTGCCAATAGTAGAACGTACATCGGCACAAGATGCAGGATCAGTGTTAGATCCAGTAACAGGATCTGGGGTGATTGTTAGATCGGTAACTGCAAGTTGGTTTGTAACTGCAAGTTCCATCTGTGCCTGGAGTTCTTGCAAGGCAACGACAGTCTCTGCTACTTCTCCAGCAACACCGTTTGATAGGAGAGAATTGCCCTCAAAGTATTCAATAACGTTAGCAATAGTATATTCGTTACCACCAAACCATAGATCCTGAGCAATACCATCAACGATAAGTCCCAAATCTCTACGGCACTTGGTATCTGTACCACCAGGGAATACAAATCCTGGATTGCTTGCGGTGATTGCAGCAATCGCAGAGTCAATGATGTCCGACTTATTAGCAACGATTAAATTGCGAGCATCCTTATAACGACCAGCAGGGTCAACGGCATTTGCTGGATCAACAATTACAGTACCATCTGTAATCAGTAGGAGGTTTGCAATTGCTAGTTTTGCAAGATCACGAGCTCTGTTAAATGCAAATACACCAAATCTCTCTTCGCCTAAAAGACCGTTCTGTAATGGTGTTCCATCTGGGTTGAAGTATGCTCTAGTTGCTTCGATGATGTTTGCGTTACCACCATCTCTGAGGTCTTCCGCAATAGCGTCAACAACATATCCGATGTCACGCTTGCAAGTTGCTTCGCTATAATTAGGAACAGAAGCAAGTTCATTTGATCCAGCAGGACCAAATGCAGCATACATTGAATCGTATGCGTCATTAACAATCTGACTACGGTTAGATAGAATTAGATTGCGAGCATCATAATATCTGTTAGCAGCAGGATCTAATCCTGGGTTAACATATGAGATATTTTGTAGTGCTGGGTACTTCTCAAGAACATATCCGAAGACCTCTTCTTGAATGAATACCTTGTTAGCAGTAATTAAGTTAGCAGCATCTTGCTTCAAGTGGAAGTCAGGATCTGCTGCTGGAGCAGATGATGGACTTAGGATTGATGGTTTAGCAATGTACTTTCTGTAACCAGAAATTGCTAGTTCTGCCTCATACTCACCATCGTCTCCCTGATATGCAGTCTCCAGTGTGGTGTAGATCTTCTCATTCTGTCTAGCACCTAGTCTGTATCCATCAATAGAAACAGCAGGACGCTTTGCAGGATCAAGTGCGTCATCCTGAGAATCGATATAAAGTCTGCTATCGTTTCTAGTTCTTACACCAGAAATTGGTTGCTGTTGTACACCCGAAACACCAGAGATCGATGCTGGTACGTTGAATGGATAGTAGTTGATCTTCTGATCAGTCGTCTCAATAATCTTAGGTGGAATGATCGCGTCAATGTATCCACCCTTGTCACTGTTAAAGGAGAATCCTTTGTGACCGATTGCGTGTAGTGAAGTATTACCGAAGTTGGAGTTCGAGTTGGTGATTGACATGTCACCACCTGACTCCATCAGGAAGTGATCAGCGAAACCAACAGCGAAGATCGAAACGTTCTGAATGAATGCATCTTCCGAAGCACGAACGTGGAAGTTACGCCAATCATCTTTCCAGTATGAATCACCCTTGGTGTGATAAGGGATGCTATCAAAAGCATCTGTTAAGTTTGCTTGGTTCCAAGTGTTAGTAAACTCATCATAACGGATGAATGCTCTGTCGTCTTTCTGTAGCGAAACACCCGTGTACTGAGCGATAACCATTGACTTAAAGCCTGTCGCCTTAAGACCATTTGCCCAGATACCACAAATACCCCAGGTAGAACGAATGGAGCAGTTGAAGACATAAGGTGATGCAGACTCAACAGAGTCAACCTCAGCAAGAACCTGCGCGTTCTGTCCTAGTGGAGGAGTAGAAGTAGCAGTAATGGTGTCACTAGAAACAATACCAGTTCCAATTGAGTTTACAGTTTGTGGAACAAGATATGTAAACTTACGGGGGTCATTCTGATCAATAGACTCGATCTGGAATGTACCCTCAAGGATATCATCAATGTTTGTGTTGGTTACAGCAACAAACTGACCTTGGAAGTAACCGTGGTCAATCTTGGTTGTTACTTCAACACGAGTTGTAGAACCAGGAAGAGATGGAATTGTTGTGCTATCATCTAACTTGATGCTCTCAAGTTGTCTAGAGTCAGATAGTGGACCAACAATTCTGTTCTCCTGAACTCTTGGCTCAAACTCTTCTGGATCATCAATAGTTGGTTGATAAGCAGAGAATGCCTTAGCAATCTTTCTGTAGAGGATTTCTAGTTCTTGCTTGTCTGCGTACTCAAATACAGTTAGTTTGTGGTGTGAGTAGTTAGGAGTCGCTAACTTAGTAAAATCATACTTAGAATAGTAGACTTTACCAATTCCTTCATTGGAATCATAAAGAGGAGATAGCGAAGTTGTCTCACCATCTTTAATGGTGAACTGCCAGAAGTAACAACCACCAGTTACGTTGAAGATGGCAGAACGTGGTTCTCTAGAGTCTGCAGGATCGGGAACATAAAGAGGCTTGACCATCGTTCTACGAAGGTCATAACCAACAAGAGAAGTACCACGAGGGATGATTGCACCACCCTCAGTGTTGTTGAACTTATAAAGTACGTTATCGGGATTGGATAGATCAAGGATTGAGTTATCAGTCCACTCATTAGATGCTTGATCAAAACCAAAGATATCAATGCCGCTGGTATCAACTAGACCAGGGCGGTTATCAATAAAGTGCTCACCAGGCATAAGCATGATGGTGAACTGGTCAAATCTATCATTATTTTTGCCAGGAAGATATGAGTATCTTGCTACTTCCAGAAAGGCACGTTGGATGCTTTTGAAAGGTCTGACAGGTGAATTGCCCCTGTTGTTCAGTTCATCTGATGCGTTAAAATCATCAGGAGAAACATAAAGATACTTACCTGTTTTACTGGTAATCAGGTTATCCAGTCTGGTTAGTGGCATAATTAATCTGACCCTTGCTGTCTAAGATTTCTACTCGATTTATTTATACGGGGGGACTGTATCTACTTCCAAGAACAAGCATTTTGGTGATTTCCCTGAAACAAAGATAGATGTATCCAAATTGTTCAGACCAAGGAACATCTCCTTCAATCTTCTCTAGATACTCGATCAAAACACGCCCAAATAATACTTTTCTTTCCATTTTTGATTGGTACAGATCTATGAATAAAATATGGTCCACATGGGAACACCAACATACTATTTTTCTTTGGTTGAACGGTAAGTTTGTCCATTAAAAATCTTGTTCCACCACCCTCAAAGTCGTCGTTTAGATACAAAAGACCAGAGAGAAGAAATTTCTTACTGTAATGGAGATCACAATGCCATTTGTATTCTTCATTAAAATCATAATGTCTGAAGTGATATTCAGATCTCCACCCAACTACTTGTGCTGCTTTGACACTGTATTGAAATAGAGCATTTTTGCTTATATACTCATTCTGTATGTTGTTATACAAATCGCTTATCTTTTGATCTACCGTCCAAAGTTTTTTTCTTGATAGTAAATTTGGATGAGATCTCGATGCCAGTGTGAGATTATAACTATCGTTTTTTACAGAGAACGTTTGAGGTCTGGTTGGAATGATAGGATCATTATGCAGATGCTCCATACACTCATTATGGATGTAATCACATACACCGTCTTCCAGAACATCAAGGTACTGCCATACAAATTTTGTGTGCTTAATTACTTCCATGTCTTTGCCTTATACCAAGATGTAATTGTATACCGAGTTCCCTTCGTAACTTCCTCTACACCATGAAGTATACTACTACCAGTAAATAAAATCAAGTCACCTTTCTTTGGAGAGACCTTTTCTCCTCCAACAATTGTACATCCACCATCAAAATTATCATTCAAATACAAAACAGAAGTCCAAGAGTGCTCTTCAAAATCTAAATGCAGTGGTTGATAGATTGGAGATTTCCATGCAGTAATATGAGTATAGTTAATGTAAGCATCTTTGTCGTGCTTTCTCACATTACAGGTAAGGTCTGCTTCTACTTGTTTCAAGTAATCAGTAACATTTTGTTTTTTCTTATCAAGATACAAAATATCAACCATCTGTGTAAAATTGAGTATCTGCCTATCAGAAAAAAGAATGCCATACATGCGATAAAATACATTATGAAAACTCACAAACCAATCGCATAGGTCTTCACTCAAAAAATTTTCATAATAATAAACTTCATTGGACATCATTAACTACCACGTTGAAAGAAAGCGTTTTTCTAATTATATCAGATTGGTGCGGTGTCACACCATGAAACACATGAGATGGAAATAAAATAACATCCCCAGCCTTGATACTGGGATAGTATATATTAGAGAGTTTCATTTTAGTGATAATCTTAATCCATGATTTTGTGAACGCAGTGTGTGATGAATCCCAGAAGTAGAACTTAGAAAAGTCTGGTCCATCATTCAAAAATACAACTGCTGCAATATCACAGTCATCATGATAATGAACTTCTTGAAAACTTCCTCTCTCGTATAAGTTAATCCACGGATGTAAAATCTGCGCCTCAAAATTAATTTTCAATTCTTCAGACAACAACTGTAACGGTTTAACTAAGATGTCAACATAGTCATCGATGTGAAGAGACGTTCGATCGATCTTACACAGATCTCCCCAGGTAAAATTTTTATCTACAACAGTATCCTTTGGCAATCTATCCAACAGATTATCAAAATCTGGCATACGATATTGAAAGTAAAAATTATTGCTGAATATTGTTTTCATGGGAGAAGTCTATGTTTAGTGTGTGGCGATTATCGACATCTTGTGGATACGTTCCATGCCACATTGTAGCAGGAAAAACTAAAACATCGCCCGTCATTGGATGATGAGTTTTGCAATCACCATCAATGAAATAGAAAAATGCTCCATATTTTTCTGGGTTTTTTTCTTTGTCAACATTAAGATAAACCACAGTGCATATATCAGCAAGATCATTATGACGATGAACTGTATGAAAAGATCCTTTCTTTCCATATACAGTCCACGCAGAACTAACACATGCATTTGTTGGATTTAACGAGTGCCTTACGATTTCGCTAAGTTTTGATAACGTTACCTCAAGACACTCAATACTTCTCTCATCATTCAAATGATATTGGGATCCTTTCGTGGTACTGATATTGTAGATAGAATCATCAACATATAATTTTGTTTTACTCACTGCGAGGTTGACTTCTTCTCGCATTTTTTCCACTATGTCGTTGTCCAATGCGTAATGAAAGAAATACATAACACCTCCTTAATGGGCAGGGAGGGATTTGAACCCCCGTAGGCAGAGCCAGCGGATTTACAGTCCGCCTCCATTAACCACTCGGACACCTACCCTAACTCCTCCACCTGG